GCGGCCATGATTGCTTCAAGTGCAATAATTCCATCTGCACCCTCACACATACGCTCAATTGCTGGCATAGCTTCTTCTGGGAAGAACTTATTTGCAAACAATGACGCTGATTCAATTCGAGCAGTTGCGTTGTCACCAAGATTGCTGGCCTCTTTTTCAAGATCTGGCTGTTGTGGCATTGAATTCATGTACAGCTCTAAGCCCTTTTGAAACTCTTCGTTGCTGTAACCGTTCTCAAAGCAATGCTCTGACCAACTCTTTAGTGCTTCATTTGCTACAGCTTCCGACTCGTCTACAAAATCAGGGAGCTCATATTCACCAGCACTTAAAGGAACACCCTCTTTGGGCTGGCTCATTTCTTCTTTTAGCCGCTCACGAATAGCGTCTTCTTTCTCGCCAATCTTTGACTCAAGGCTTTTATAAGCACTCTCTAAGTCTTCTGCTGTTTTGTACTTACCAGCAAGCAATTGCTCCGCAGCATCTGCTTCTGCGCTTTGCTCTGTAGTTTCTACCTGATCTTCTACAGGTGCTTCAGTAGTGGCTTCAGTATCGAGAAGTGTATTTTCTTCAGACATTGTTTTTCACCTTATGGGAATGATTTATACGAGACTCAATAAGGCCAACGATATAACGCTGGCCCTCCAAGTGTCGCAGTTCTTCTGTTGAAACATGTGGCCCATTAACCATTTCAATAGTTATAGACCGAAGGTATTGGAGAACAGCCTTGCCTGCTGGCTTGCTAAATACTTCAGCAACATTAAGGCTGATCTCTCTGTCTTTTGCCTGTGGGCGCTGAATACCATCTACGCCCACGTTGATCTTGGCTTTTTCCAAAAGCTACTCCAACGGTTGTGGTGCAGCCTCTGGTGCAGCTTGTTGCTGCTGTGACATTTGCTGCATCATTGCAACTATTTCTCTACGCTCTGATTCGTCACGAATCAAGGTGTCAGGTACACCAAATTTTTTCGCAAGGTATGCAGCGGTCTCTTCTGAGTTGACCAATACTTGAGTAAGCTCGGGTCCAAACGCTGATTGAGCAAGCTCCATAAAGCGAGAAACAGATGTAATATCTGCATTTGATTGCGCCTGTGCGAGGGGCGAAACAGATTTAACCTTTACTTCACGCCCGTTAACAGTGGGTATATCTATACGCCCTTGTTTTTTAAGGATATAAATAACACGCTGCAATACTGGCTGCACAAGCTCTGCTTGCAATCGGCCAAAGGCTGAACCCACACGGCGAGACAGATCAGCCATACGTTCAGCAACCTCAGTTGCGGAGGCTGGTGTTCGGTCAGGGTTGCCAAGCATGTCGTTGTAGAGAGCGCGTTTAATATTCAATCTCATATCTGAAAGAATTAATTGCGCTACATCAAAACTCCCAGCAGCTTGAATAGGCTGCAATCCGCTTGAGCCCATTGCTTTTGGAATGATCGTGCCGGGAACTAAGTTAATAGTATCCGGGTTAATTACTCCGTCATCTTCCATTTGATAGATGCCAGAGATAGCCATCTGAGCATTTTCAAGGATTAGTTCTATCGTAAGGTTTGTTGTCTTGATTGCAGATAGAGCGTTAATCAGGGGGCCGCGACCATAGACTTCACCAGCACACTTAGACCAGCGGAAGCATATGAATGGATTAGACCCAACGCCCTTCATTTCTTTAGAATAGACTACGCTTTTTGTAGTCATACAGATTGCATAACTAACGTAAGCCTCTTCATTCATTCTGCTGTAATCACGGCAAACTATCTCAAGGATAGTAGTTGTTTTCTCGGGTGAGTTCTGGACTTGGTTCATCAAGTCAGGAGACATCTGCGCTTTTGGGTAAAGAATAGTTATCTGACCAAACTTTATGTTTTTACGCTCACGGAATACATGGTCGATCTTATCATCAGGGCCAGTATCAAGAACAACATGAGGCAAAGGAATGGCAGAGAAGTTAACGGGATTAACTGAATCCCCTTCTTCGCAAACCAAAACACCAGTACCAACAGCTAAATCCATAAAGGATTCATGTACTTCCTGTGAGAAGTTTGAGTTCTGTAAGACCTCGAACACATAGTCAGTAACTTCATCAAGGTCGTTATTAACCGCATCCCTTTGATCTTTAGGGATTTCTGAGCCAGCCGTTAAGTCTGCCCACCTAGCAAAGTTAGGGACAAGCCCTGATTGCAGACGAGAAGCAAACTCTTGGACACCAACAACAGCGGTTTCATCAAAGATCTTATCGTCTCTGCGCTGTCCGGGCGTCTCATGGTAGAAAGATTCACGCTGTGGTAGCGCGTACTCATAGCACTCATCGAACAACGGCACAAAGTTTTCACGCTTTGCTTTAGCCGATTCATAGAGCTTCATGTATTTTTGCGCTACATTATCCATTAGCTGCTGAACCTATCATAATAACCAATACCGCCGCCGAGTCCTGTGATAAGGCTTCTGCGCCCTCTTGATCCAGATCGCCTAGATGCACGACCCGCAGTGGAGACAGCTCCAAACTTAGAAATACGTTCCTGACGGATATTAGCAGAGCTTACAATCTTATCAGCTTCGGCTTGACGCTTTGCTTCCTGTTCAGCTTTGTACGTTTCTATTGCGTCTGCTCTAGCACGTTCAAGTTCTGCTGCTCTTGCTGCTGCTGCTGCCGCTTGCTCTGCCGCTTTCGCCTCTGCCGCTGCCGCTTCTTGTTTGGCTTGCTCTGCCGCAGTATCTTCTGCTGCTTGCGTGGAACCGCCGCCACCTCCGGGAAAACACATACTAATCTCCTATATCTACCTTCTGGATATGCACAAGATAAGCGATAAATCAACGCACAATTACATCCTTGACCAAAGACCTTGCCTACGATCTGGCCTCTTCTTAGCAAAAACATCGAATGAACGTCCAGCCACTACAGTTTTTGCTGGCTTTTGGCTGTTCATTAAGGCTCTACCCTCCCCCGCGCCAAGAAATAGGTACTGCGCAGCATCGTGAACGTGCGAAAACATATTCTTATCTGGCTTGTCATCGAATCTTTCACCGGAAACTTGCATCCTTTTGTAGGCATACCCGCCTTCAAAGCCTTTGATTAGCTGTGGACAGCGCCGATCTATTAATAATGCTGGCTTACCTTCAACCATCTTCGTCAACTGGGAGGAAACCGCCTCAAGTCGAAGGTCAACAGAGTTGGAGGGCGCAGGAAAAGCCCTCAAGCCAGCTCCGCGCATGATGTGAAAGGGAGTTGACTCATCAGTTTGCGCGCGGAAATCTCCTGACGGATCGCCATATATAATGACCTCTCCGGCAGCGGCGAATCTAGTCGCCAATTCTTGTCTTAGCACTTCAGAAAAGCGCACGATGCCCATATCTACAGCTACAATCTCTGATTGCACAAACCATCTGCCTCGAACCTTCTGCCCGATAACTGCGGCTGGCGTCAATCCAAAGTCTACGCCCACATAGAGCGGAACATTAGCGGCTACTGGTATTTCTTCCTTAGCAACGTGGACTTCGGCTGCAAACATTGGGTACACAGGCTTTCCTTCTTGGATATGCCCCAATCTATTCATAACATAGACATCAATCCAAGACTTAGTTTTACCCTGAACCAAGTTAGGGTAGTAACTCTTCATCATATTCTTTTGATTCTCAGCATCCTTGCTAGGAACGTAGTCTTCTATCTCACCTTCCGGGGACTTTTTCTCGACCATGCCAGCGGGCTGCGTATAAAAATTCCAGTTATTTGGTTTGACCAGCATCTTAGCTTGCTCACGCGGTATATGATCTGGGATTGGTACTTCTCCAGACATAATCGGCCACCAGTGATCTTCTTCAGGAGCGTTGGTATCGGCAATAACGCCAGTCCAAGAAGGACCGCCATCACGCATAGAAGGATAACGACCCACACGCATAGTACAGGCATCAATAATACTCTTAGGTATTTCACGCGCTTCATTAATCCAAATGCCAGTAAGCTCCAAAGATAGGAGTTTCTTGACATCTTCTGGGCGGTCGAGTGCAAGGAAGAGAACCTCAAGTTCAATGTCACCTTTTTTAATATTGTGGGTGTATGGGACGGACCAAGTAAACTTTCCCCAGTCAGACTCAGGAAACCAGTCAAGCCATGTCTTAATGGTGGTAGTTCTAAGCTGTGGGTTCGTGTTTCTTATGATCGCCCACCTACTCTTGCGAGTTCCATCAGGAGATTTTTCTTGTTGTAAGGCGCGGCGGAATACTTCGACACAGCAAGCAACGGATTTGCCAGAGCCAACGGGGCCTCTTATGCCACGAAAGAAAGTATCGTCCTTCATAAAGCCCTTGAG